GAGAACAACGAGGACAACGAGAAAGAGAACGACAAGCAAGAGACCAAAATGACAGACCGCAACAACAGACCGCATTCTTACAGCAAGCAAGAGAAGACTATAATAGAGAACAAAATGGAAGACCACAACAAGAATTAGCACAACAACCTAATATGCAACTTAAATTACAAGCTATTAATCATTATAACACCTTAAAAGATAATATGAAACCATACATTCCAAATATAAATGAGCATAAAGATCTTGAGAATAATCTACGAAAATTAAATACATTAGATAATAGATCACAACCTTATTTATATGTTAAAGAAATAGAATATATTCCTTTTTTCCTACAAAAAGCTGATGAAAAATCTAATATACCAGAAATTAAATTTGATATACCTGATGTTAAAGAGAATTTACAATTTGCTGCATATGATTTAAGAAATATGATTGATGATGAAATACGTATTTTAATTGAATTTATATATAAAAAAATTTATGATCGTACAGCATGAATATGGATACACCCCTATATTACCTCATATCTACCTAGGGAACGCGCCCAGCTTGAATCATTAATACGTGGCAGCGATTCTAATATCAATAAATATAGAGAATTTACGCAAGTTTTTTTAATTTATAGGCTAATAACATTTGAAATAATAAGTATATGTTTTGTTAAACATAATCCCGTAAAAGATAACGAAATTGAGATAAAATATTTTTGTAGTTATGTGGACATAAACAGAGAGGAATCATATGTAAGAGGTATTAACAGATTATATCCATATAAAGGTTTAGGTAATCAATTTATGGATGAAGTACTCGCGGTATTAAAAGGCAACAGAGGTGAAAATAATACACATGTAAAATTGATATCATCACAACGAGGAGAAAATTTTTATATTAACAAGGGTTTTAAAGTGCCAGCTTTAAATGATCACTACTTTAGAAAAACATATCAAAAATATCTTAAATATAAAGAAAAATATTTAAAATTAAAAAAAATGATTAAGACTACTATATAATAAAATACATCCACTTATACTGTATAAAGTCAATGAAAAATATATATAATATTTTTTATCTTTTTGTGTTAAATATTCATTAAATAAATCATCATCAATACTAATATATGACATTATATATTATAATAAGTTAATTTCTTAAATCAAATAGGTTTAAGAAATTATTTTCTTCATTATGAATAATGGTTTGTAATAGAAAAGGCAAATTTATCAATACAAACAATAATACAGAATTATGTAATATACATGCTAAACAATCATATAAAAACTATATCAAAGATAGAACATTAAAAACATTCAAAATACAAAATTCTAAAACATTAAATTTTGATAATATTAAATTAAAGTTAATTGAAGAGTTAGAAACTAGGAAAAACCTATTAGTAGCCGCAAGTGCGGTTGTTATTGAAAATCAACCATCGTTTAAAAATCCAAGAATGAAATCTATTGCAAATACTATTTATGATTATTATTTAATTCGTGGTGTTATTGATAAACATATAACAAACTCAAATATAACTCAAGTTAAATTCATGGCTCCTTCTAATAAATTAAAACTTGCTGATGAAGGAGATACTAAAGAACTAATTAAAGTAAAATCATCAGATGAAACAAAATCATATAAACTAACAAAAAGTCTGGGAATAAAATATTGTACTGAATTAATTAAACATTTACCAGAGTGGACTAAACAGTTTAATAGCAATAAAAAGAAAGATGATCTGGCCGATGCTTTCTTACAAGGTGTGTACTTTATTTCTAATAATCTAAATAACTCAAGTGATACTGTATTATCTTTTGATGTTGGTGTTGTTCATCTAGCATATTGTTTATTAAAAAAAGAGTATTTTAATATAGATGATAAAAAAGTATTTACATGGTCTATAATAGATTGGGGTAATATAGATTTAACAGATAGAAGTGAACAAAAATGTCAATGTGGTAAAAAGGCAAGTTTAACAAATATTATTGATAACATACAGAAATATTATTGCAAGACACATTCTAAAAAATTAGATATAGTAAATGTACCCTTTGAAAATTATTTTAAATTAATAGAAGATGATAATAAAATAAATATATGTGAACACATATAATATTTTATTACAGAGTTTCTATTTTTTACCAAGTGTTAGACCCATCATAGTTTCTAAATTCATTTGATTTGAAGATAATGGTTTTGTTCGCTTTAATTGTAATTCAGAATCTATTTCAGAATAAATTTTATTTAATTTATTGATTGATACATTTGTATTTTTATTAATTTTATAAGATTCTTCAATTTGCATTTGTCTTGATACGAGTGGTGGATGTAATACAATATACTCTTTAGTATTAAAAATAAAATTATTTCTAAACTCATCTATATTTAAATTTCCACCATAATCAGATAAAATTAACCATGATGCTGCAGGTATTATATCAATATATTTATTATAGGTTTGAAAATATAATAAATTTAATAAAGAACACCTTTTCCAAATTAAAGTATCGTTAATATTTAAATTATAACTTTTGGCACAATTAAATGAACAAAAATTACCAATACAATAGAAAGTATTATTATAATATTCATCAGGTAATTGTATTGCATGTGTACTAAAATCATAATGACACCACCAACATTTTGTTTTGCATGTAATATTAATATTATGAATCATGATTCTATTAATATTAATATAATTCTTTATATCGGATTTTTTATCTGAATCTTTATTTTTTATATTTTCTTTTATTATAGAATCTTTATTACTATCATCTAAACTATTATGATTATTATATAGTATTTCTTGCGACGATGTGTCTTTATTATTATTTTTTGAAGATGATTTAATAAAAAAAGATTTAATATTAGGTGTTTGATTAATATCAGACATTGTAATTGGTAAATGTAATATAATATTTTCATCTTCACTTTTAGTATCATGAACTGCTGAATTATTACTTATTGCATCCGGTATTTTATTTTTTGGCTTCCTACCTCGTTTTTTCTTTATATACTCTGTCATTATTAATGTAAAAGATACTTTATCTTTAGACTATAAAATAATTACTTTATATCATTTATCTTATTAGAATATGGAAATATTAGATTTTTTTTGTACTTTCCCTTTTCTTTTTGCAGAATCACTGTATGAATTATCAGATACTAATCTATCATTATTTGCAGATTCATCTTGTGTATCAGAATTATTATTTAGTTTGCTAGGTTGTAAATTATGAATTCTACTTAATATATCCTTAACATTTTCAGGTGCTTTTATATTTGGTACATTTGCTTGTGGTTGAGGTAAATGTGGTTGTTGCATATTTGCTGGTAATGGCATACTAGCAACTTGTTTATTATTTAAGGTTTGTTGTTGTTGAGTTATATTATTATTTAGTTGATTAATTTTAGTATCTAAATTATCAGTATTATTTTGTTTATTTTTTAATTCATTACGTAACTTCTCAATATTTATCTCTTGTTCAGTCATAAATTGGGAAGATTCTTTTTTATTATTCATTAAATTACCTAAAATATTAGATCCCATATTTAATTTGGATGTATTAGATTGCGATTTAGTAAAATGGAAAGCAGAAGCAGAAGCTATTATTAATAATAATAATTTAATTTCAGGTGGCATTTTTTTACCAGAACCTTTATATTTTTCATATAAATCTTCCAATACATCATCATATGAATCAATATCATAGGATAAATGTTCAGACCATCCTGATAAATGAAATTCAAAAGGATCATATTTATCATTTAAAAATTCTACAGCAGAAGTTACATTTAATAAAATATTTTTATAAATTTTAATACCATTTCTTTTTTCTGCAAAACTTTTTAATAAATCATACTCATATTGCATTTCTTCAATTGATGAATTAAAATCATATTCTTTTGATAATTTATAACCTCTTGTTTTAATTTCACTAAGCCTTCTTAATAATTCTATTTTTTTCATTCTAATTTCTTGTTCTGACATTACAACAGGTGG